CTTGGACAGATCGACCGGCGAAGTTGGAATCTTCGCTTTCGCCGGTTCCCGAGCCGAGACTTGGTAGCTCCGAGCGTCGAAGTGCTCCCCGAAAGCGGAGGCATCCCACCGGGGATCGGTCATTCGGACTCGGATGGTCGGATTGCCGGGGTCGTCGGGATCGGGAATGATCGCGGTGACTTCCCCTTGGACTTTCTTATCGCCCCGCTGCCCATGCCGGAACCCCGGCATGTCGATCAAGTCGATCAGCCCGAGCACGTCGATGAACTTGCCGTCATGTCCTCTTGGGTGAAGGTCGGGGTTCCAGTCACCAAATGCAGTCAGTGGGGCGGAAGCAGGGCGACGAACGAACGCCCGTAGCGCCTCCGCCCTCACCGACTGGTCGTTCATCCGTGGACTTTGGACCGCAGAGAAGCCGCCACAGCCTCTCTATGGACGTTCCTGCGGAGTGATTCGATGTGCGCCTCTCTGTCCGTTGAGACAGCTTGGATCGCCTCAGCGACCGCCTCACGCCTCTCTGCGGCAGTCATGGTGATATCCGGCCTGGACTCAATGGCTTCCAGACGGTCGTAGACCTCTGTTAGTCCCGTCTTGATCGACTCGTCGATGCTGAGGCCAAGGCTCTCTTCCAACGCCAGATCGACCAGTGGTTCCACTCCGGCGGCAACCAGGGCAATCGGCACTCCCGCGGCGACTCGGGCGCGGGGGATGGGGATGCCGGGAACGTTGACCGCGCAAATGGCGACAAGCTCCAAGCCACCGTTGATCGGTCGCCAGTCGCCAGAGACGGAGGAAGCCCGAATCGTCCGCAAGCGGCTCTCGCTCACATCTGGGCGAAGCGCCCCGGCGACCCAGATTCCAAATCGGTCCTCACCGATATTCACGTCCATGATCGCTGAGTCGGTGTTGTCGTAGTGGGCGACCGCATCTGCCACCGTTGCGTCGAGCGGGGCATGACCTCCACTGAGGGTGATCTGCCCGACATCTACGAAACTGCCGTCGTCCAACTCGACCACGCCAGTCTTGAAAAAGGCGTACTTCGACTTCGACTTGGGAGCGCGCACTGATCCGCTCATGCCGATGTGCGACTGCTTCCACGATGCGACGTGGCCCCGAACTTGGCCCGAGCCTTCGATGGTCATTGGAGACAGAGCCATGAAGTTCGGATTTTCAAACCACACTCTCGGCGGCTTCACCGGGAACGCCCCGGCGACGATGGTGTGGGATTCCCGCACCATGCCCCATTCGGCATAGCCCTCATAGATGCCGTCTTGTAGACGACTAGTCATTCGACAGTCCTTTCTCCCTCTCGGATCGAATCGTTCTCAGACTGGCGATCCTTACTTGCTGGTGTTCTATCTGGGTCTGGTTCTTGGCTCGGACTTCTCGTAGCCGTTGGACTTTCAAAAAGCGTTGACTGGCGAGCATGGCCCGCCGGTCGATCCCGCTGGAAACCAATGCTCTGATGTCCAGTTGCCCGATTGCCTTTTCCAGTTCGGCAATCTCGGAACTCGCCACCATCTCGTCGAGCTTGAATTCCTCTTTCTGAATCCGCTGGTCTATCTCCGCCAGTGGGTTGACCTCCATCTCGGGACAGCAATCATCAGTAGGTACATCATTTGCTCGCACCATTCTCCCCCATGCTTTCGGTGCCTTGAACCCGAAGCCCTCAGCTATCTCGACCGGCTCGGGATGATTTTCAAAGTGAAGTTCGTAGGTCATATAAAGAATTTCCCTGGTGCTCCGGTGGACCGGCTCCGGCGTAGGTACTCAGAAGCATCCGAGTACCGCTGTGACAGAGCCGACCGCTTGTCTCGCAAGTCCCGAAGACTGGTGCTCATGTCGGCAATCCGTCGAGTCTTTTCTGAATTGATCGTGCTGATCTGGTCACTAACTCCCCGGCGTTGGGCGACGAGCCGATCAACGACAGTGGCATTGGAATCCTCAAATCTCTTGATGTTGTCCTCTCGCTGGCCCGCTTCCTCACTCATACGGCGGGCTTCGTCGAGCAGTTGAATCTTCTGAACCTCAGACGTGGTCGCCTCCGCCTGCCGACGGAGCCGAGCCGCTTCATCCCGCATCATGCCGACTTCGTCCCGAGCACGTTGATTGGCGGCTTGACCCGCTTCCCGGCCCTGCGACGATGCGTTGCGGGCCGCTTCGATCTGAACGTCGAGCGACCGTTTCTTCTCGGTGAGCGAATCGGTGACACGCCGGTAGCCCTCCCGAAGACGATCAATCTCGTTCTCGACATCGTCGATCTGTTTGTCGGCAAGTTTCAGTTCGTCGTACCGAGCGTTGCGGAGCCACTCGTCTTTGGCTGAGAGCATGTCCCGAATGTCGTCAAGTTGGCCCTGGATTTCGGCCCGCTTCAGCGGGTCGTCGGTGGCCCGAAGCTGAGATTCCAATTCGTCCCGGCGACGGAGGGCGGCACTCTCTATCCCCGCCGCCATTTTCACCTTCGACTCCAAGGTGGCCTGTTTCCAAATCGCAGACCGGGACTCTGAGTCACCCTTCCGGCGAGCCAATGCTGACTTACGAGCCGCTTCCCGACGCTGTTCTATCTCGGCATCGGATAGCTCTCGGGTGGTCTTCCGGTCTTCTCGGGCATACGGAGTGCGACCCGACTTCCGTGGCTTCCGCTTGAACATGCCAGGGGTGTAGGTGCCGACCGCAATCAGTGGCGCAGCATCGCCCTTCACCCCGATATGGCAAGCCACACCGAACCCGCCCATCCGTTGACAGAGGTTGGTGCAGTAGCCCTTGGCCTTCGGCCCGAGATACTTGACCAGATGCCGGTGACAGCGGGTCCATGATCCCGGCGTTCCCCACCGGATTTTCGCAATCCCGCCCTCACCAATCGTCCAATACTGCTTCAGCTTTTCAGTTCCCTTGATCCCGGCGGGAGTGGGTACGGCGTAGGACAGAATCGCTCGCTCTTCCAACGCCCCGATCAGAGCGTCTACTTCCTCCCATGCCGACGAGCGGATTTTCTTCGACTTGACCACCTTGGGTTCAAACTCCATCCCCTTCGTGGCTTCGTCCACTTGGCGGGTCACGTCTTCGCCTACGTCCTTTTCCAAAACCACGATGGAGGGCGGATCAATCGACCGAAGCGGAATCAACCAGTCGTCGTCCTCATACCACTTGCCGTCGTGACGGCGAAGCAATGTCGGCCCCGGCGCAAGGGCAATCAGTTCCAGAACGGCGGTCTTGTCCAGATCATCGACAATGGCAATCAGCTTGGCCCCTGGCGGGAGCTTGGAAGGCTTGACGGCGGCGACCATCGGAGTCTCGGGAATCCAGGCCAGCGGAAAGTAAGGCCGGAACAGGACCGAGTCGCAGCCCTCCGAGAAGGCTCGGGCGACAAAGGCGACATCTTCAGCGGAAAGCGGAGCGGTTGCGCCCCACATCTCGTCGTCTTCGACCCACTCTTCCCCACTCCACATCAGCCCATCTCGGGTCAAACCGATCACCAGCGAGTCGGTGCCAGCGGCGAGCAGCCCTTCGGGGAGCCGGGAGTCGTCACCGAGTAGGGGCTTCAAAACCTTTCGCCGCTCGTTTTGTAAAACACGCCGGGACCAGAGAGCAGCATCCGTCTCATGCCAAGCGACAAGCTCTAGTTCGTCGAGCACCGGAGCTTCACTGAGATGGAAGCTCTCGACTGAGGCCGGTCGGGGAAAGGTGCGCTGGCTCACCAGGGAAGCTCGTCTCCCACTCCAAGGGCTTTGGCCCGCCGTGCCACGTACCACTGGAACTCGGGATGGGTCTTGGCGAACTCGACGGCAGCGGGAAGATCGCGGGCGCTGGCGATGGTGGGAATGGACAGCGATGCCACCACGGTCTGAGTGACCAGCGGTTCCAAAGCTGCGGCATCGGGGTCGCCCGAGTAGCGGACGGTGACTCGAAAATCTTCATCCGGCTTCACCGGCATCGACGTGATTTTCACTGACTTGCCCGCTTGATCGGCGGGGTCGTAAACGTCGAGAGCAGTTTCTTCGACTTCGACCACGTCGTAATCGTCTATCGCTTCGATGTCAGAGAGCAAGAACCACTGCCCTGTGTATCGGACGTAGGAAGCGGACGGTGCGTCGAGCAGCATGGTTGCCACGTCGCCATTGATGTCTACAAGTGCATTGAGCATTATCGGCCCTTCTCCAACCATCGCATCTTGAACTACGGACTTGGGCCAAGGGATTGCGCTCACGCCCATCCTCACCGGATCGTATTCGTCGTACCGGCGGACAATCACCTTGAATCCTTCGGGTGTTTCAGCCTGCAAAAACCCGTCGATATCGGTGGTGATTTGACTGAGATACAGACCCTTGATCTGATCCCCAAGATCGCGCTCTGCAAAGTACGAGAAGTTTGGCCCGCTCTCTTCTCGCCAAGTGAAAGCACGTTGAAATTCAAGATCGACTGTGCCGTCAGGGGAATAGACCTCCATCGTCGCCGGGGTATAGGGAAAGGTCTTGCCGATCATCGCGCTGCCGCCGCTATTGCCCCGGCACCCTCACCAACTCCAAGCGCCTCTGCCGCCTCAGCGGTGGTCTTGGGAATGAGCTTGGGGAGCGGGATGGTGTCGTAGATCGCACCGATGCCCTGGAACTCGTCGCTCTTCATGTCATGTGTGACTTTTAGAACGACGATGTCTTCGACGGGACGACTGCCGATGTGGGTGACACCCTTTTCCAAGAGCCGAGCCAGAATTGCTTGCCGCTCCGTGTCAGACTTCGCCATGTAGTAAGCGATCTGAGACGATTCGACCTTGTTCTTCACCATGTATTCGTGACCGCCGCCTTGATGAATGAAGGTGTTGTTGGTTGAGCGAGCACCGAATGTGTCGCTTCCATTGACATAGACCTCCACTGACCGATTGATCGCATCGGCACTCATAACGAACGCTCCGCTGTCCTGTTCGTAAGCGTGAACCTTCCCGGTGAGGTAAACCCGATTCCCTGATCCCTTTCCCATATCAGTTTTCGTGGAAAGTCCTTCAGTGAAAATCCCGATTGAGAATCGTTCCGATCCGCCCATCAACCCACGATTGGGACCGGCGAGAATTTCTGCGATCTTGATATCGTCAAAGTGACCCGAGTGCCGGTAGTAGACATTGCCCTGGTTCTTTGAAATGGCTCGGGCCACGTCCTTACTCACCAGCACTTGCAGTCGCCCGTCCTCAAACACCCGAAGCTCTATGTCGTCGAGCGTCACTTGCCGACCAAGGTACTGACTCAGTTGCCCGTTCATCCGAGTAAGCATCTGAGCAACGGCGGGGTCGTCGGCGCTGGCTTGTTGCACCGGAGCGCCCCGATGGGAGAACTGAGATGCGTGAGCCTTGTAGACCTTGTTGAGAGCAAAGACCGCAATTTGCTGATCGGAGGCCGGAGCCTGTTTTTCGGGTGGAATTCCAACCGCTTCCATCGCTGCACTTATCGTGGCTTGAAACTCAGCGGGATCGTCTGCGACATTGATCGGAACTCTGATCGTCACCATCCCCGCTTCATTGGCACGGCGAATATCACTGCCACCCATCGACGTACCGCCCACTGAAGAGGGAACTGCATTCATCCGAATGTAGGTGCCGTTGGGAAATTTACGTTGCAAGCGTGACGCAGTCGAACCGGGGTTACCACCCCTATTGACCGCATTGCCATTAATCAACTTGGCTCCGGTTTCATCCATTGAAATCGTGCCTGCGGTCGGGTTGTGGTCATAGCCCATGTTTCCAATCTCAATCCATCCGGCAGTAATCGCCTTAGAACTGAGATGAACTTGGGTCGATGTGCTCACCGAAGCAATGGCAGCGGGGTTCCAGTCGTAGACCTTCATCGACGGAAGCGCCCGCTCTTGAACGTCCATCGCCCCGGTTGTCCCATCGGCAGCGGCAATCGTCACCCGATAAATCGGTGTTCCCTTGGAGTCGGTCCCGAGCAACACTGGATCAGCGACCACCCGCACATTGGGTTCGGTGCCATTGGAAGGCTTCAGTGCATCGGACATCGACGAAGTCCGAACCGAGATTGCGTTACCGATTTGCAACTCACTGGCACGCACCGGCTCGGGCCGAGCTTCCCACTTCCCGTACTTGGTGTCTTTCCCGGCGATCAGCAACTTGTCGGCAACCGCTTCTGCCTTCTCTTCTGGCATTCTGAAATGGAACTCGACAAAGACATCTTCGCTCCCGGTGTCTCGGGCGATTTGCGACCGCACTTGCATGTCTTCGATGTATTCGGCATCGCCAAAGGCGTACTCGGTGCCGGAGCCTGCATCTTTCGACTCACGCTGCGCGACGATTTCCAATCCGGCATCCGTGACCGACCGAACCGGAATGCTCCGCGGCACTTCATCAATCTCGCCCACCACGCCGGTCACTTGCGGCGGGTCGGGAAGCATGTCTTCGGTGGTTACGTCAATGGCTTCGGCAGGCTTGGGGAGATTGACACTCAAACTGTCTTTTGGAATCGGGACCGCAAGCTCCGACCCCTTCACCGGCTGAGATGTCAATTCCAGAAAGTGACCGGAAAGGGCTTCTTCATGGGAGAACTCGCCTGGGTTGTAGAGCACCAGAGCCGTTGGGTTCTTCCCATTGAAATCGGCGTAGGCCGCATAACTGGCAGCGGCTTCGTCAACAATGGCGACCTTTTCCAACTTGCCCGTTGCAGCGAGCTTCGCCAATTGGTTCTTTGATCCAGTGGCATGAAGTGCTTGACCGCCACCAAGAGATTGCAATTGCCCGCTCTCGGTTATGAAAAAGTACGAGTCGATGTGCCGGTAGATACCGCCGACATTGACTTGGCTATCACCAGTGGCCTTATAGATAACCGTCCCATTGGGCAACTTCTCGACCGGAGGCACGGCGGAGTCAGGATGGGTAACCGTGATTCCCCTTATGTAGTCCAGAGATGTGCCGTCGGCGCTCCCTATCTCTGCCGGATGATCGACCCACAGAGCGGAAACAGGTTTGCTCTGTTCTTTCCCGTCGCCCAAGTTGACCACTCG